TCTGTTGTATCCTGCTGCTTAATAATAACCTTATATGCTCTTTATAAGCTGCATACCGTTTATATGTATCGCTAACATACTTTTGTTTCTGCGTTGTCCTTACCGCTCCCATTGGCTCAATAGGTATGAATAGTTTAGGAGATACTTGACCGGCGCATAATTTGCAGCCGGCCCCGTTACATGAGCAAATCATAGGCCTGTTGATCCAAACCCGCCCGTGCGCTCATTTTCCGTATTGCAATTATCAGACGGTAAATATTTTCTAAAAATCGCTTGCACTACTCGCTCGCCTTTTTCAATTGCAACGGTATTGTTAGATAAATTACGCAATCCAATGCGCATATTACCGTCATTTGTCGGGTTGTTGTAATAGTCTGAGTCTACAATGCCCTCCGTATTGGTTAACATTAAATCTTTCTTATCGCCAATTGATGAACGGACTTTAAAACTTAAATATTCGTCCGGCTGCATATACGCCTTAATATCAGTCCAAAAATAAAGTTTTCCAAACGGCGGTACAACAAAACTTTTTGTTGCTACGAAATCATAACCGGCCGCCGTTTTAGTACCTCGTAACGGTAATGTTACGTCCCCTTTTGTTTTGCGGTGCTCATCTGCTACAACTTCAAAACCTCTTAATCTATTTTCCATACTTTAATTCAATCCTTCCCGGCTTAATTATTTTATTTGTATCGGTGTTATATTCTTCCGTGCATATGTTGCAAACACGGATCAATTGCCTATTAACTAGTTTTTGGCCAAAACATCCGCCGGCGCAATTGTTGCAGCGCCCGGCCCTTTCATTCAATGGACGTTCCCACGGCCTAACAACGGCCCCGCATATCTTGCAGCAATCATGTTTTACTTTGTTAATGGATCGCTTAACACTTTCTTGCACGGGACCGTGATTAATACATAAATACCCCTTATTAAACATTTTCTTTTTCTTCCTTCCAACGCTTGTAATGCCTGTATGCGGTTGTACGTGATACGTTTAACTGTTTGCCTACTTTCGTAAACCCTAACCCCTGCTCGAATAATGTTACAAATTCTTCATGTTTTAAATCAACTCTTTGTTTATAGTGCTCATGTTTTTTAGATGCCTCATACGTTCTTAAACCTCTTGCATCTTTCCACAACTTACGCTTTTTAACGACGGTACGATCTGAAACTTTTAACATTTGCTCAACTTGGATATTCATTAGGCCCATATCGAACAACTCAAAATAAACGTCTATATCATGCAATTTTGATTTTCTCGGTTTTTTAATTTCTACCGGCTCCACTCGCTCCGGCTCTCTAACGTCTAACATGGTAGATAATTTATTTAAATGAACCTTTACGGCGCATTTATCACACGCCGCAATTGTACAAGGCCCACAACTATTGTCTAGTAAATTATTAATCTCAATTCTAATACGTTTCTTTTGCTGCTTGTCCATAATATCACCAAACCAATAAAATAATGATGCTGATAATTAAGGCCCATAAGATAGACAATAGGCCGTCCCGTCTACGTTTCATATCATACAAATCATTTTCCAATTGAAATATTTCTTTTCCCTGCTGCTGAATAATTTTATGTTGATCCAATAACGTTTTTGCCGCTCGCTTTTCGTCCTCTGCTGCAATGTTGTTCATTGTTTTATGAAAATTAGCATCCTCAACGGCCAATGCATGCTTTGTTTCCCAATGGCTAACAATAGATTTAATATGCATTTTATGATCGTTTTCTAATTTCATATTAGCTATTTTTAAATCAATGTTATGATCCTTTAATTTAGCAACGTGTTTGTCATAGTCATTAATAATACTATTTGCGCCCGCCTCTACTTCTTTTAATAAAACATTTAACTTTCTAACTTCCTTTTTCGCCATTGCTCCCGCCGTAAATTGTCTTTTCATAAAATTACTCCCCCTCAATTTCCTCTAATTTTTCATTAGCTTTTAACAATTCGTTATGAGTATCTAAATACCTTTTACGCCAATATTCAGCATCACTTTTATATTTATCGGCCCATAACTCTAATTCCTTCACTTGGGCCAATAACCCCGTTAAATAATGCACTTGGTCAACACTTTCCTGTAATGCGTGCTCAACTAATTCCGTGCCCGTCCACGAAAACGGGTTTAACGGCTCCGGATACTTTTCAGCGCCCTTTATAATTTGCTTAACTTGCGTGCGTTGCCATGCAAAATTAGCATCCTTGTATAATTGGTTTGCCATGTGCTGCTCGATTTTAGTTAATAGGCCCGGTTGCTCACTAATAGCTTTTTTTAATTCGCTCATTTCCTCGGGTTTTAAATACTTTTCAAAATTAATCATTTGTTTTTCCCTCCTGTTAATTCATTAAACCAATCTTTGTCCTTAAACATTAGGGCCATGTCTACCAATTGCCGTAATGTTGCCGGATCGTTAAACCTTTCCAATGGCAATGGTGTTTGGCCGTTATATGTAACCCATGCCGCCGCGTAAGGTTTTGTTGGTGCCTCTAATCGGAATTGATTGTTATACTCATCAATTATCGTTACTATACCAACTCTATCTTGAAATTGTACCCAATCCCCAACAATTAAAGGTATACGCCTAATACGTTTATTTTCCTCTTGCAGCTTTTCAACTTTTGCAGCGGTTTTATCTTCTTTTGACGTTACTACCGCTTTCAATGTCGCCGTATGCTTTGCCTTTAACAATTTACCATCAATGCACTTACAATACTTATCATTCACCACTAAACCCGTACCGCCGCACTCTTTACATTCCTTCAAAATTACCCCTCCTTTTAAAGTGTAAAAAATGTAAGTTATCCACAAATTAGAAAGTTATCCACATTTTTCTAATCCATCTTCTAAATTGTCGCAATTTGTTGTATATGTGTATAATTCCTCGCACTCGCTGCAATGGTGAAAACTAACTATCCCATTTTCGCACTCGCAACCGTCTGTATCTTCACATGTAAAATCACTTTGCCAAATCATTCCAACGTTACAATCCGGGCATTTAAGCATTAAACGGACCTCCTTTCCAAATTAACGAATTTTCCATACTCTTTTATAAATGCTAGGTTTACCAAACCTACCGGGCCGTCCCTGTGCTTTGCTATTATTACCTCGATAATGTTTTTATTTTCGCTTTCCTTGTCGTAATAGTCGTCGCGGTATAAGAACGCTATTATGTCGGCGTCCTGCTCTATTTGGCCGCTTTCTCGTATGTCTGACATCATAGGGCGTTTATCCTGCCTACTCTCTACGCCTCGGCTTAACTGACTTAATGCAATGACTACAACGCCCAATTTGCGGGCCATAGTTTTTAATGTACGGCTTATTTCTCCAATTTCGGCCTGTCTATTGCCGTTATGTTTTTTGCTGCCCTGTATAAGCTGCAAATAATCAATAATAACCATGATCCGGCGCCCCGGGTTTTGTCTTTTTAGTTTTCTAACCTTTGACCAAATATAATTTACGTCAATACCGGCTTTATCAAATATTTTAACGTCGCTTTTAGCAAGTACGTCCATTGCATTTGTCAATTTGCCCCAATCCTCGGCCGTAAAGCTAATGCCGGCACTTTTCATGCTTTGAGCGTTAATATTTCCGATCGTTGCCGCACAACGTTTTAATAATTCTTTTTTTGCCATTTCCAACGAAAATACCGCTACTACGTCCCCGTTTTCGTTCAACGCGCTATATGCTGCATTTGTTGCAATATTTAAAGCAAATGCCGTTTTCCCTATACTTGGACGTGCTGCAATAATTCCAAATTGCCCGCCTTTTAGTCCTCCGGTCATACGGTCTAAATCATTAAAACCGGTTATAATGCCGTTAATTTCTCCGGTTGCCCCTTCAATGTCGTTAAACATTTCAAATAGGGCCTCCTTTATTTCCCCGTCGTCCTCGTCGGTGCCGCTTTCTTCAATCTCCATTAGGTCCGTAACTCCTGCTTGTATTGCGTCTAATGGGTTGCCGTCAATTGCAGCTTGTTTTATATCGTTGCTAATTTGGATCGCTCGGCGCTTTTGGTAAAACTCTATAACAATGTCGCAATAAAATTTAAAGTTTGCAGCGGTGGGCATTGATGCACTTATTTCGTTTATGTACTCAATGCCGCCCACTCGGTCCAATTTTGATCCTAAAGTTTTAATCATTGTAACCATATCAATTGGTACGTCTTTAGAGTCTAACAAACGCATAGTATGAAATAGGTTGGCATGTCTACCCGGTGAAAATTGGCCCGGGTTTAATGGACACTCTTTAATTAATTCCGGCTCATAAAATATTGAACCTAAAACCGCCGTTTCCGCCTCAATGTTATATAAATTATCTTCGGTTAATGCGTGCATTAGTTTAACACCTCGTTATTTGCCTAAAATTCGCCTAATTTCGGCCGTTGCGCGCTCTTTGGCTATATTTATATTTGGATCGTTTAAAACGCGTTCTCGTTTATCCTCGTAAGTTTTAAGCAATGCTTGCGTTTCTTCCACTCCGGGAATATATCGGGCAACCTCGTCCGGCTTTCTAGTATTCAATAAATCTTTTATTTTTGGTGCAAATGATGAGTTTTTAATATGTTGCAGCAAATTAGTTTTTAAAGTATGAAAATCTGAATCTCTTAAAATCAAATACCATGCATCTACTTTCTCGCTCGTTACCGAAAAATTATCATAGTATTCTGTAATGATCCTAAACAATAAAACTAATTCTTGTCGCTCTAATTTTTTAATTGGTAATTGATCCATAATCAAACATTCTCCCAATCAATCATTTTATTATTTTGTTGTTGTCCTAATCGTTGCTTTTTCATATGCTCCGTTTGAGCCTGTAAATAAAGCTTGTCCCATTGCTTGCGTAACGTTGCCGGACTTAAAACATTAGTTTTCCAAAATTCGTGTTGCTGCGTCCAACTAATCATTTCTTTAATAAATTCCCTTTTGTCTATTTCTCTAATCTTTCTAAATTCTTCCGCCCATTTATCAAAATTAGGTTGTTTGACCTTTGGGTTGTTCTTTTGCATTTCAGAAAATAATAATTTTGCGTTTTCCATGTCCTCAAATGTAAATTTGGGGACTATGTTTTTATTATTATCCTTTTCTTTTCTTTTCTTTTCTTTTCTTTGTGTACTTTTGTTAACATCATGTTCACATAAACTAGAGTTATTGTTAACATTAACTCTGTTTCCGTCGTCATTAACTAGAAAAACGTCTATTTTGTTGCTGCCTATGATGCTTTCGACGTCGCTAA